TAACCGACGAGCTCGTACGCGTAAGCTCGCCGTCGGCCGAAGCGATCGTCCGCAACGACATGATTGCCGGCATTGCGGCTTTTCTCGACCAGCAGTTTATCGACCCGGCCGTCGCCGCGGTCGCGAACGTGTCGCCGGCCAGCATTACCAACGGCATTACGGCGTCGACCGGCTCGTCGCCGGCCAACCCGTTGAAGGACATTCAGATCCTGTTGTCGGTCATGTCGACGGCCAATGTCCCGCTCAGCGGTGTCACGCTGATCATGTCGGAAACCAACGCGCTCGCGGTCGGCATGATGCGAAGCGCGCAAACCGGCGAGCGGCTCTATCCTGGCGTGAGCGCGACCGGTGGCACGTTTGACGGCATCACGATTGCGACGAGCAACATTGCCGGCACCAACGTCATCGCGTTGCAACCAAATCTGATTTTGTACGCCGACGACGGCGGCGCGAGTATCGACGTGTCGCGCGAAGCAAGCGTACAGATGGATACGGCGCCAATGTCGCCGGCCGACGCAACGGTCGTCATGACGTCGTTGTGGCAAAACAATCTCGTTGGCCTGAGGGTCGAGCGGTTTATCAATTGGAACCGCGCGGTACCGGCCAGCGTCGCGTACATCGCCGGCGCCATCTACACGCCGGCGGCGATCGGGACCGCGGCGGCCGACGACGCCGGCAACGGCGGCGCGACTCGAGCGGCGAAACACTAACAACGACCGGCCGCGCGCGTCGTCCTGGCGCGCGCGGCTTTCTCTTTTTTCGGAGCTCACTTGCGCCTATTCGGTCGCGAGATTTTCTCCCGACGCTCACCGGCGCCGCCGGCGCGCCAGGTCGACGGCTGGCGACCGTTTGCCGTCGTCCGTGACCCGTTTCCCGGCGCGTGGCAACAAAATCAAGAGCTCACGCCAGACACGTCGCTAACGTACTTTGCCGTCTACGCATGCGTGAGCATGATTGCCGCCGACATTGGGAAGCTCGAGCTACGGCTTGTCGAGCAAGACGCCGACGGTATTTGGACCGAAACCACCAACCCGGCGTACTCGCCGGTGTTGCGCAAGCCGAATCGGTACCAACTCACCGGGACCATGGTCGAGCAATGGATCTTAAGCAAGCTCGTACATGGCAACGCGTACGTGTTGAAAGAGCGTGACAACCGCGGCGTCGTGGTCGCGTTGTACGTGCTCGACCCGGCGCGCGTCGTCCCGCTCGTTGCGCCTGACGGCGCCGTGTATTACCAACTCGGCGCCAACGAGCTCGGCGGCCTGGCCGAAGCCGTCGTAGTGCCGGCGCGCCAGGTCATACACGACCCAATGTTGACGCTCTTTCATCCGCTGGTCGGCGTGTCGCCGCTCTACGCATGCGGCCTAAGCGCGCTCGCCGGCCAAAACATGCAACGGCAAACGTCCAACTTTTTTGCCAACGGCGCCAACCCTGGCGGCGTGTTAATGGCGCCAATGGCGATTACGCCAGAGCAAGCCGCGGCGTACAAAACGAAGTGGGAAGAATACGTAGGTGGCGCCAACCAGGGAAGGATTGCGGTACTTGACCGAGGGCTCGAGTACAAGCCGTTGACCATGTCGGCCGTCGACGCGCAACTAATCGACCAACTCAAATGGTCGGCCGAAACGATTTGCTCGGCGTTTCATGTGCCGCCGTACATGGTGCATGTCGGGCCGCCGCCGCCGTACGCCAATATCGAGCCGCTCGTACAGCTGTACTACAACGAGTGTTTACAGTCGCTCATAACGAAATTCGAGCGGTCGCTTGACGACGGGCTCGAGCTCGCGACCAACCTTGGTACGGAATTCGCCGTTGACGACCTGTTGTTGCTCGACACCGGGACACGGACCAAAGCCGCGCACGATTCCATCATTGCCGGCGCGCTCGCGCCAAACGAAGCCAGGCGCAAGTATTTCGGCTTAGGGTCGGTCGACGGCGGCGCGTCGCCGTACCTACAGCAGCAAATGTATTCGCTCGCCGCGCTCGCCGCGCGCGACGCCAACCCAACGCCGGCGCCGGTACCGCCGTCGCCGCCGGTCGACCCGGCCGGCGACATGGCGGCGACCCTGGCGGCCATTCACGTCGCCGCGCTTCGCGAAGGGCTTTATGCAGCCTGACCAATTGGCCGAGCTTATCGTCATGACGGTATCCAAGTCGCTCGCGCTTGTGCGCGCCGACCTGGCGCGTATCGACGCCGAGCTCGCCGCGCTTCGCGACCGCGGCGCCGCCGTCGCGCGGCTCGAGGATACGGTCGGCCAGGTGCGCGAGCGGCTCGCCGGGCTCGAGGCGCGGCCGCCGGTGCCAGGGCCGCGCGGTACCGACGGGCTCGACGGGCTCAACGGCAAAGACGGCGCCGACGGGCTCGGCTTCGACGACATGGCGGCGAGCTTCGACGGCGACCGTACGCTCGTCTTGCGCTGGCGCCGCGGCGAGCTCGTCAAGTCGCTACCGGTCGAGCTTCCGTTGCCGGTGTATCAAGGCGCGTACTCGAGCGGCCGATCCTATCGACCCGGCGACGTCGTGTCGTATGACGGGTCGGCCTGGCATTGCGAAATCATGACGACAAGCCGGCCAGGCGACGCGTCGCGCGCCTGGCAACTGATGGTCAAACACGGTCGCGACTTGCGCCAGGCGGCGCCGGTGGGCTCGTAATGGCCGGTCTGGTCGCGCTCGACGTCGCCAAGCAACATCTACGCATTACCGACGACTATCACGACGTCGACGTGTCGCAGAAAGCCGACGCCGCCAGCGCGTCGATCCTGGCCTACCTGGCCGGCAAGGCCGACCCGACGTGGACGGTCGACACGGTACCGCCGGTCGTCCAGGCCGCCATGTTGATCCTGCTCGGCCATTTGTACGACCCAGGCCGCGGCGACCTGGCGGCCGACCCGGCCGACCCGACGAAACGGCCGGCGCCATGGCCGACCATTGACGCGTTACTGGTGCAATTGCGCGACTCGGCGATCGCATGAGCTCGAGCGCGTATCGGCATGTCGTGACGCTCGACACCGCTGGCGCGCCAGCGCTCGACGACGCCGGCGGCTATACCGAGCCGCCGATCGCGCTTGTGCCGGCGACCTGGCATTGCTCGATTGCCGCGGCGACCGCGCGCGACCTGGAACGGGTCGCCGGCGGCGTCGTGAGCGCGACGGCCACGCATATACTCCGCGGCCGGTATCACGCGCAACTGTCCGAAGCCGCGCGTATCACGTTTGGCGATCGCGTGTTTGACGTCGAGAGCGTACACGACCGCGACGAACGGCAAACCGAGCTCGAGGTCATCGCGCGCGAGCGGCTTATCCGCGCGCCAGTCGCGCCGGCGCCGCCGGTCAAGACATACGCCGAGCAAGTCGTCGCCGACGGCGCGTCGCATTACTGGCGGCTCGACGAGCTCGGCGGTACCTTCGCGCTCGACACGGTCGAATACGCGCATGGGACATTGGCCGGCGGCGTGTCGCTCAACCAACCGGGCGCGCTCGCCGACAATCCGGCCATGGCGTTTGATGGGACCGGGCAAATTGTGACGACGGTGCCGATCGCGATTCCGCTCACTACTGCGCCAGGCATGACGGTTGAGGCATGGATAAAAACCGGCGCCGCCAGTAGTATCCAACCGACATATTTGAGTATGCGCGGCGCGGAAACGGGCGACTCTGGACCAACATTTTTTATAACGAGCGGCGGTCGCGTTTCGATGTTTACGCAATGGATTGGGCCAACTGGTATTCGTCAGGTCGACGATTCATTTTGGCATCATGTCGTATGGGTATTCGACCCTACAGGCGCGCAACTCTTTCTTGACGCGACGCGCGACACGCAAACCTCAGAAACGGCGATCGCGGTAACGACCGCCAAGGTACGAATCGGCTTTGACGGCGCGAGTGTAAATCCATGGATTGGAGCGGTCGACGAAGTCGCGTTGTATCCCTACGCGTTGTCGGCCGCGCAAATCGCCGCGCATTACGAAGCTAGCGGCCGCCAGGTCGCGCGAGCTCGGCGCGACCGGCCGACCGTGACGCCGGCCAGGTAACGCCATGCCGAGCCGCATCATTTTCAACGGGCTCAACGAGCTCCGCGGCGCGTTGCGAAACCTGCCGGTCGACT